CTTAGACGAACTTGGGCTACATTACTTCGAAGCTCTAAGCGTCTACGAGAAAGCAGAAAAGAAACTTACCGAACTAAAGAGTCGAGTCCTATCGGCTATGGGCGGAAAGAAACGGGGAATCGTCTACGGCGAACACGCGATAAGTCTTCGCGCTCGCGGGCTGGGCAATCCCTACTTACACCACGAGAAAGGAAAAAAATAATGGCACAATTCAACCTCAACGAGTACGAAACAGTCGAGGAAAGACACGCAAGAGCAATAGCTGAGTATCCAGATATCAGGTGCGTAATCGTGAATCACACCACACCGCAGGATAGAGCGGTTGGAACTTGGGTGGTCGAAGCCCGGGTTTATCTAAACGCTGAAGATCAAGAACGCGAACTGCCGAAAGCTAGTGAATGGGCTTTTGAAGTGGACGGCGTTGGAATGGCTAATAAAACTTCAGCTTTAGAAAATGCGTGTACTTCAGCTCTTGGTAGAAGTCTTCGGTGGGCATTGGGCGGCTCTAAAGGCCCGTCTAAAGAAGAAATGGAAAAGGTCGCCCGCGGTCAAACTCCTAAACTTCCGACCCGTGATTGGCTGGCTGAAGCCGAAGCTCTAGGAAAAGATATCGACAAGTTGCGACTGCTCTATTCTGAAGCGAAGACCGCTAAGGCTTCTAACGAACTGCTAGGTCGAATCAAAGAACTAGCAGCTTTAGCGGGCGCGTAATGGAATCTCCGGGCCAAATAGTCGAGGAACTTCAACGCATAGCTAAAGAAATGGAGAAGGGAGCTTCGGCTCTCTATGACGCAGAAGTAAAATTAGCGGACGCGGAAGCGGCTTATGACAAGGCCGTTTCTCTCTCTTTCCTAAACAGCTCCGGAACTGTGGCAGATCGTCAAGCCGTGGCAAAGCTTCAAGCGGTAGATGAAAAGCTAAAGGCGGACTTAGCCCGGGCGGAGTTCAACCGGGTAAAAATGAAGATGAAAGTCCTATCTGATACCGCCACTATGACGGCAGTCATTAGCCGAAACGTAGAGCTTCAATGGCGGAGCTAGACTAATGGGCGGGAGATTGGCGACTTATGAAGATTCGGGAGAAGTGTTCCTGCGGAGCCTTGTTTCAGGCTACCGGGGAAGAAGCTATCCAGCTTTACAAGAATTGGATTCGTCGCCACTCCTGCCCGGAGCCAACTTCAGAAGTAACGCGCGATATCGAAACGTCTTCAACGATTGGATTCAGCGTGGACTATTCAGGAACGGGTTTAGATATGCCCGCGAAGAAGTTTGACCCGTGGGAAGATGAATAAAAAAGAATTTCAGAAATATCTCAACAGAGATAAATCCTGCCCGCATTGTGGGACTACTGGCCCAGAACTGATTCCGCAACACCGACTCAATAGGGGAATGGGTGGAAGTAAATCACGCAATCGCCCGTCGAACATTATTCCCTTCTGCTCTCTCGGGAATGGACTTATGGAATCAAGCGCAACGTTCGCAGCTCTCGCGCGGTCTTACGGTTGGAAACTTCAGGCTTACCAAGACCCAAGCAAAACACCCGTCTTCTTATCGGACGGTTGGCACTTGTTAGACGATAATTTTGGAAAGGTTCGCACGGCTGAACCCGAACAAGAATGAAAGGGAACATTGTTAGAAATAGAGCTTGAAGGATACTTAGAAGCCGCTCAGACTAGAGCGCAAGACCTCGGGGAACTTGATCGTTCTATGCGCGGTCTACAAGCTAGTCAAGTCGGAGCATTAGGGGAACTAATTGGAATGGATTATCTTCGGGGCTTAGGCTTTGAACTTGAAGAAATCTACTCGACCCGGTACGACGTTCAAGCAAAAGTTGGCGGGGAATGGAAGACCCTAGAATTCAAGACTAAAGAAAGAACAGTCGCTCCCCTACCTCATTACGACTGTACAGTTCCCGCTTACAATCACGATCACCAACGACCAGATTACTTTGTCTTTATTAGTCTTCTTAGTTCTGGTAAGTCAGACGATATTCAAAGATTCAGTAAAGGCTTTATTCTCGGTAGTATTTCGCTAGAAAGATTCGATCAACTGGCGACTTCTTGGAATCCAAGTCAGGTAGATAATTCAAATGGCTGGATACCGACTATAAATTGCTATAACGTTCAAATTGGGGAATTAGACCCGCCGAAAGAAAGGAAACTAAGTGCCACTAATTAGGGGACACCACTCATTCGACGATCACTTCACGCAAATACCGAACGATTGGCTTCGGGACTCTCGAATCTCACTAGGCGCAAAAGGATTACTAGCGCAGCTTCTTTCTCACGCTCCGGGCTGGCGCATTAGTCAAGAAAGCTTAGGCCACTCTAACGGAGTCGGACGCGACGCTATCCGGACGCTGATAAACGAACTGCTAGACGCTGGGTATCTAATGCGCTCCGAAGAGCGGGAGCGAACCGAAAAGGGGTATCTAGGTGGATACACCTACACAACGCAAGACCCTACGGCTGAACCTACGCAGGATTATCCTACGCAGGACAATCCGCTACATAAGAACAACATATCTAAGAAGAACAACTTAAAGAATAACGAGAGAATATATAGCGATTCAATTGAAATTCACTTTGAAGCATTCTGGAACTTCTACCCGAAGAAGACCGACAAAGGGGCTGCTCGACGAGCATTCAGAAAAGTAGCAAAGACCACCGATCTAGCTTTAGTAGTGGACGGGGCTGGAAGATACGCTGAAGACCCCAATCTTCCAGAAAAGCAATTCATAAAGAACCCGGCTACTTGGTTGAACGCTGAATCTTGGAATAATGGGCCACTACCAAAACGAAACAAAACAGATTCGAAGGCTTTGGAGGAATGGGCTAATGACTAAGACCGAACTAAAAGAACTAATGGAATATCTCAGCGCAATCGACAATCGACAACTAAGCCCGGAGAAGCTTCAAGTCTGGTTCGATCTAATCGGCTACCTAGACTTTGCCGACGCTAAGGCCGCAGTAATCGAAGCGCAACGGGAAGAATCTATCGCCTACGTTGAAGCCAAACACGTCGTCGCTTTCGCTATGCGAATCAAAGAGAAGAAGAAAAATGAAGAAGCCCGGGCGACCTCGTACCTCGAAGAACGAATCGGCGACCCGCACCCAATCTGCGCTCACGGAATAAAACTTCTAACTTGCGACCCTTGCTGCCGAAACGCAGCGATTCAAGCAGGGCTGATACGCTAATGCGGTGGAAGAGAACGAAGCGATATGTAACCGTTGCGGGCATATTTGGCGCGTCAAAATGGACGACCCTAAGACGGGCGTTCGTTGCGCTGACTGCCGAATGGGACAATCGCTTATCGTCAAATATGGGAATACCAAGTGTCTTCCGTGGCAGGGCGACTTCGACGGCGAAACACTTGCTACCCCGATCTATGAAGGGAAGCCAGTTCTACCGGGCGTTCGCAACTGCGGACACCTTGACTGCGTAAACCCGGAACATATCAAAAAGTCCTAGCTAACTGTTAGGGTAGAAAAAAAAGAAAGGTGGAAACACTAATGGCAACAATCGAAGTAAAAGGCGAAATCGTAGGACTGGTATTCCAGAACAAGGGCGTACAGATTCTCGAAACCTTCAAATCCAAAGACGGGGAAAAGCGCGACGCAAGATATACCGCGTGGCTCGACGCTCCGACTTCAACTCTTCAGGTAGGGCAGAAGGTATCCGCTCGCGGTCTTCTTTCCGCAGCTATCGGAAACTACAAGAACAAAGAAGGCGAAGACAAAACCGTAGTGAACTTGTCTATCAACTTCGCAACGATCAAACTAGACGGCTCCGAAGTTCCTGCTATGGTTCCGACTCACGAAGAGGCTCTACCCTTCTAATGATTCTCCGTTGGCTAGTCCCTGCTCTGACTGGAATTCTTCTAATCGAATTCGCTTCGGAGTCTTCCGGTTTCCTACACGGAGCAGGGCTAGTCTTCGGTCTTTTCTATATCTGGGCCGCAATCTCTGAATCTTGGAATCAGTATGCCCGTTGAACTTCTAATCGAAGTATTTGGCGACCCGGCTTCTCAGGGTTCGCATTCTGTGATCAACGGGCGAATCGTTCAAGTCAATTCCGCAAAGCATAAGCGTTGGAGAAACGCCGTAGCGTTCGCAGCTCTCGACCTAGTTGGCTCAGAATGGGAGCTTCTAGACGACCCGCTGGAGCTATCCGTAATCTTCTATCTTCCCCGGCCTAAAACGGCGACCCGGGAGTTCCCCGCCGTAATGCCCGACCTCGACAAGCTAATCCGCAGCGTTGGGGATTCACTCACCGGGACTGTAATCCGCGACGATTCCCGGATAGTCCGCATAACGGCTACAAAGCTCTACGCCGACCATAGAGGGGCTGGAGCCTTGATACGGGTAAACACTCTACCCGACTCCTAAAAACCCGCCTACGGGCATTCTAGGGCTTCAAATCTATCGAACAGGCGTTCGAACTACCCTGAATTGTAACGATTTGGTAACATTCCCGAAAATCTTTGAAAATTTGCCAAAATTGGTCGAAATTCCCAAAAATCTATGGTACTTTATTACTAACCGGAAAGGCCGGGGAAGAAGAAAAGGAAACCGAAATGAACAAGACAGAAATCAACCTAGACAGCGTCCTAGCATTCAAC